TCGATGGCTGACTCCGAATCGAAGTAAACGACCATCTTGCCCGATTTCTGAGCGTTTGAGGCAATCTGTGTTGCCATGTAAGATTTGCCGGTCGATTGAAGACCTGCAATCTCTGTAATTTTACCAACCGGAATTCCAGCAACCTGGCCCTTACATACGATAGAGTCTAACCACCTAGAGCCTGTTGGTATCCACTCTTTGACAGAGGTGGGGTTGTCGCCGGTTAAGTCGTGTGCCACATTCTGGCCGGCTTTTTTATTCACTAATTTCATGAGGTCTTGCATATTAACTCGACCCGCTTTTGCTTTCGCCATTTTGCCTCCTTAAGAAATGGCGGCAGACTTTAACCGGTCTGCCAGCGGGTTTTTGTTACTCTGCTGCTGTATCAACAGAGTCAGCGGTGTCAGCCGCCGTGTCTTCGTCCTTATCCCCACAGCCCATTAATAGGGTCATGGCAAGGACCGGTAGAACTAGTCTCATTTTCTCTCCTTAAAATAGCGGCAGACTTTTTACCGGTCTGCCAGCGGCTTTAGCTACTCTGTTGTTTCAGTAGCTGTGGTGGTTTCCGTTGAAGCGGGGGAAGTTGCTTCTTCAGCGGAAACCTCGACTGCGGTGGTCTCCTCCACTGTTTCAGCTGCTGGGGTAGCTTCGCTAACCTCAATAACAGCGGGCGGCTCGACTGAGCAAGTTCCATATGCGGTAGCAATGACAAGCACGCCTCCGGCGACACTAACTTGAACCTTCCAGCGGGCCCATAGGGATTTTAACCATTCCATAACATTCTCCTTTTTGTTTATAGAAAATTGCGGCACCCAATTTCAGCCGGGGTGCCAGCGGCTTACTAACAAGCTACTTAGTTGCCATCAATTCATCAAATGCTTTGTCAACTGGGTTGATAGCGGGCTCTTTATTATATTTGCTTGTCTCGTTGGAGCGAGACTCAGCAGAGGCACCACTCGCCAGTTGTTCATCTAAGATAGCGTCAATTTGTTCGGGGGTCAGACGCTCAAAGAGTGAATCAATATCGGGGATGCCTTCTAGGAGGGCGGGGATGGCCTCAGTATCCTCCAGTAGAGCAGATGTGCTTCGACGCATCTTGAGGCTTGTTTGTGGGTATGCACCCGGGGTTGTTGGTTTGGTATAAACCAACGAAATATCAGTTCCTTCAAGGGTATCAGTAATATCACCATATTCTGGGTCAAGAATGTAACCGAGAAGAAGCTCATACGCTCTCTTACCATATCCGTAGACTTTGATGCCTTCGGCTTCGCGACCACGAACCAATACAGGTGAGTAGTAACGCGCTCGGACAAAGAGAGACTTTGCAAGCTTTTTGGATTCTTCATCGTTATTGCTTGTTCCGTCTTTCCAAAGCTGGGAAGCGAAATCGCAAATTGGACAGCGCTCACCATAATTGCGCTTGGGGCAAGTAATTGCACCCTTGTGATCTCCAACATTGTAGTGGAGATACACTTCCTTAAGAGGATCTCCATCGTTGGTTGGCACGATGCGAACCACTTGTTCGCCTTCATCGGGCTTAAACCACGGCGAGTTACCGTCGCCTTTATCCTCGCCACGAAGTTGGGCGAGTTTCTTTTTCATTAGTTCCATGTTGATTGACATTAGTTTTTCTCCTGTTTGTTGTTATAAAGTATATCAAGCTTTCCTTGATATCTAATGTATCACTCTTGCTCTAGCTTGTCAAGAGTATTTTGTTGTTGTGTCGCATTTGTGTGGGTAACGACAAACCCAAAATCGTGCAAATGTGTCTCCCAAATCCCGTATGAAACCTTGCGAAATGCATTTCTTGGTTTCTCTTTTAAGAGATCGACAATCTGCTTGTGTAATCCGCTTTCCTTCTCAAGTCTTTCTTGGTTGATGCATATATAATAGCATGTTTCTCGCGGCATGTCAAGCTCAAAGAGCCACTTTTCTGATAAAGTTTTTACATCTAATATTCCGATCGAGCGGATTCTGTTAATTTCTGATGGTTTAGCCATTTGGCCAATTTCAGGCTCAGTGTGATTGAAAAAATTTAAATAGTGCACACATGAAAAGATGGTATGATTAAGTTTTTCATAGTAATTTTTAATTGACAGGCCGGGAATACTCTTTTCAATCTCTAAATTAGAAAGTATCGTAACTGATTTAAAAAGTCCGGATCTTGCATATTCTTGTAGTACCCCAAACATTAGATTCTCTAAAAGTTTTGGCACTCCTGTGAGTAGTTCTGTGTCTGGTTTAACATAAAATATTTCTACATTTCTATCTTTTAATTGTTCTAAAATCGCCAACGCGTAGTTTGAACTATATGAAGAACCTGTTAGAAAGACTTGGACATCGTCACCAGCTTCTTTAAAAAACTTACGCAGATCCGGAGTATTGTTTTCGTAATCTTCCGGGTTATCAAATTTTTTCAATTTCCGGGTGTATTTGGTACTTTTTTGCTCACTTCCAAGTTGGTAGACTTTATAATTGTTTTTTTGAGTCTTAAAGTTTTCTGCAATTGCGCACGCCGCATTGCCAATGCCAATAATTGAAATCATAAATTTAACACTCCAATATCCATATAGTCTTGCCCGGCCTTAAGGTTTGTGACAAACTTGTCAAGTTTGTTATTTGAGAATATTTCTTTAATCTCCGGTATAAGATACCTTTCTTCTGCCGGCATGTCAAGAACTATTTCATCATGTACGATATGTGAAACAAAGGATTGTCTTCCTTCCAAAAATTCATCGATGGCGACTGCACGGTCATTTACTAGATCAGCGCAGGTACTTTGAACAATATAGTTAACTGCTTTATATTCGTCAACCTCGACCTGCCGGTCAAAGATTGTCCGGATGGCGCCGTTTTGATAATACATTTTTAATAGCGCGTCACGATCATAGAAAGATTCTTCAATCTTTGTAGAGTCCGGATTATATAACCAAGAGAAAAAGAAGGTTTTGGCAGCATCGCGGGAAGAGACACCTTTATTCTTAAAAACATTGTCCACATTCCACTCATGTACATCTCCCGCGGGCTGCTTCTTCCCAAGCAAGCCAAGAACAGTTCTTGCTTCTGCACCATTATAGTCAAGCGATATAAACCAGTCATTGTGAGGTTTTACAAGAGCGCGTAATTCCTTCGGCATCGTTAAGACAGGGAAAGACGACGGATAGGTAGAAAGGCGCCCAGTTCGTGTTCCGAAAATATTATAATCTATGTGTTTAGGTCCTGTTAAAAGCTTTTGGGCGGCAGTTCTATTGCGCGAAGAAGTAAACAGAGCCCGGGCATTTTGATTGTTAACATTCAGACTTTGATACCTTATTTTATATAGGAGTTTTTCCACACTCAATAGATGATTATAAATTGGTGGTTTTTCTCGGGTTTCAAATACATCTTTTGTTATCTGATTCTTAAGCTCCAGAAAAGAAACCAAAAAGTCATGCGGAACAAGGTCAAAAAAGCAATGTTCCCTGAAATTGATCTTAGCTATCTCAAATGACTTTTTATACGCATTCATCTTTTTCTCATGTCGCGTCAGCTCTTGCGTAAGATGTTCGGGGCATGATTCTTTAAGCGTTTTACCAAGCGTCAACAACCAGCCATACTCAATTGTGTCGTCATCCAAGAACCCTGAATATCTCCAAGTTCTCGCATTTGAGAATGATTCGGGAAATTCGTTTTCATCGAACACAAGTCGACCATCGTGATAAATGCCGACACATTGTTTTTTGTCGTCGAGCGCTTGAAAATACACTATAACCCCAGTAATCTATTCCTATTAAGAATATAACTCAAAGAGCCATTATAGTCAAATGTTTTATTTAAAATTTTCTCAAAACACAGCAGACCAGCGGTAAAATCTACCCTTGATAGTTCTATTGCATTCTCAATCAAAGATTTTTTTTGATCATTGGTAAACTTGCTCTCTTCTTCAAGAAAGCGAAGTTCGCAATACAGATTTAAGAAGTATTCATCTCCAAATTCAGATAAAAAATCTTGATAAGTATAGCTTTTAACTGTTCTTACAACTGCGCGCGATCCATCATTGCTGTTGTGGGTGGTGGAGAGGATCGTTGTTCTTTTGTTGTCTCGATAGAGACGAAAAAGAAATTTCTTGAACTTCGTAAAATCATCAAAAACTGCGGTGTCGTAACAATTGGCCAAGAAGCGCTCAGTGCTGTTGATTACTGAGTTGTACTTACTCATTTTCTCAACCATTGCTGCGGATCCTATATCAGCTACTAATCGATTAGGCATGTTGCAGTCTACCATAAACCCATAGGTATTGCAAGCATTTAAAAAGAAATCCCAATTTCTGCTTTTATAGAAAGATTCATATTTAAAATTATCATCATTTGCTTTAATGGTTGCTATCTCAATAACCAGTCCAGAAACATGTATTGGGCAATCTTTGCTTTTTATAAAAGCTGGATAGGTTACAGTTTTGCTGTTTTTAATTGTATTTTTCATATATGGCATTAGAATGCCTACAAATTCTTCGAAAGTGGTAAATTTAATATTTTTCTTTTTTATAATGTTGCCGATTGCGACCGAATAAGAGCTTGAGTAGCTCTCATATAAGTTTAATGCACTTTTATACCCCGCAGTCGGCACTATTTCGGTCAGATATTCATCTCCAGAATCCAGCTGGCCAGATGCCACTTGGAATTTGAATTTATTTTGTAAGTCTCGGAAGGCGTCAGCAACAAAATCAAAAGCTTGGATACCGTCTGGATTGCCGGCGCTCAAGTATTCTAATTTAAGAAAGGACTCGTTTGGGACCATTGGTTGATATTGCCTGTTTACACGGCCGTATAATGCTTTTTCGGCAAAACGGAAATCTACCAAATTTGGATATTTAGACCTTGAAACAATTTTAAATAATTGCTTTTTCTTAAATATATCTTTTACTGGCTCTTTAGTATTTTCAACAAAAAATTTGCTCATTATGAAACTCCTTGTGGGCCGTCATGAGACCCTCCGGTCGAGCTTTCGGGGTTTTCGTCTGCGTTTCCCCAATTGGAGTAGTCTTCTGGGTTTTGTGACGGGAAACTGTGCATGATAAGTTCTGGGTCTTCGCCATCGAACACATCCGTTAATCCTTTAAAAAATCCGACTATTTTATTTGTTACATTTTCTCCAAAAATGCTCTCGGCGACTGCCCGGGCGGCATCATACAACTCGCCAAGCGAACCTCCTTCCGGGGCCATGACCGATTTACAGGCTTCTTTTATTGGCTTCTGTATTTCGTCAATACCCGCTTGAGTTTCGAGGCTGTACTGCTTCTTTGGTTTGTTTTTCTGCCACATCTCCCATTGTGCTCTTATAATTGTATCAAATTTGCCCTGTTCAAAGTTGTGTTGAACGCTATTGATCACATAGAAGCCGCCGACGCCAAAGTCTTCAAGCTGATAGCCGTGGAGAGACTCCAGGGTTTCTTTACTTAAATATGGCACCAAACTTTTTGCATCTAAGTAGATACGATGCCCCGGAAATTTTTGTAAGTCTGCATAACAGTTCAAAGTCACATCAAACACTTCAGTTAATTGTTCTAGTCCGTTAAACTTACCGGCTTGGTGGCGCGCTTCTTTTCGTCCTTGAATATTGGTTGCTTGATATTGCGCAGTTTTTAAAATGCCGCGGTCGCGACCATGCTGGAACATTGAAATGCCAAAATGAGACAGCGCTGCTGCTTTGGCATTTTTTAGCATCACTGGGTGTACCATTTTCTCAAAAAATACCATATATTCATAAGATTCTTTTGCGTTATTTGCTCTTAGCGAAGTCCCAGTCGTGTCTAAAATAGGTCTTTTAGCTTGAGGGACTTTCTCGTATAGAAGGCCGCGGCGACTGGGGATATTTGTGCGGTGTGCTGTTAGCGCATCAACTCCTTTGGTAGACCGAGGATTGTAGGCGGTCAACGCCATAGAAGAAAAACTTTTCTTTTGAGTTATTACACCTTGATCTAGTTTTTTATCGCCCAACAAATGTGACCGAAGATAGTGACTAATGAACTTATTTAAAAAGTCAGCTAACCCTATCCGATATTTATTCTTGCCCTCAACCTCATCGGCTAACCATGAGTTAAAGTGGTTAAGAGCTATTGGAATATCTCCTATACTGCACATTATTTCGTCGGTTGAGAAAAAATCATTAAACATTACTGGACCCAGCACCACTCTAAACTTTTTAAATCGTTCGCCGCGGGCAGAGAATTTGTTTTTGATGTCGTTCATACCCACCCCTATCTCTTTGAGTGGGCCCGTGGCTGCGGCGACAACTTTTTGTGCCTCTTCTTCTTGCAGTTCTTTGAATTCTTTGTCCCGTGTCGAACCGGTGCCGTATCCCAGCATAATTGCAATGTTATTGGCGCCCTCCAGTGACTCGTTGACATAATTTTTGGCGTTAGCTTGTGCTGCATCCATGGCTCCCATTATTTCTGCAAAAGCCGGATCTTCAAATAGCTTCTTTTCTGCAACAGATGTTATTTCTTCAATGCCATGGGGAGAATAAATTTCACTTAGGCGGGAAAGAATATGATTTATAAGGTCGCCCGCATAAAAATATGCAACTTGAGTATTGTTGGGGTCTACTGCACAGCGTTTAAGGCTTGTTTTTTCTTCACCGTCTTCTTTATCTTCTGCCGCTTTCTCAATTTCTGCGGCTTTCCTATCGGATTCTGCGAGATCTCCTGAATTACTCATTGAATTTGCCATTGAGTTCCCTTCTTCTCCTTCTTTCGCAATTGCCCCCAGAGCCTTCTGCAAGGTTTCATACGCCTTTTCAATATCGAGCTTATCTTGGGCAGATAATTCTTTTTTTTCTTTGCCATCGTCACCTGTTGTAGCGGCGCCCACTTTTTTTTCATATGAGTTAAACGCTACATTATATGCATGGAGGATACTATCTTCAATTTTGATATAATATATGCCCCCTTCTTTTCTAAATTGAGTCATCAAGGAAGAAACCCTATCTTTTAGTCGTTTGTTGCCTTCAGCTAAAACTTGCTCATTAAACTTTTTGCTAGCTTTCGTACCGCATGTTTGTGTGATTCCAAACGCACCAAGTTGCTTGTAAAGGTCATCTGCTTGAGATTCTACCGAAGCAAAAACATCGTATACAACTGGGTTAGAAAATTCTTTTTCAATATATCCTTTGTAATCAATAGTAAGTGTTATTGAGCCGTCTTGACCGATATCGTACGAGTGAGTGACTGGGCCAAGTGATAAAGCCATTGAGGTGTGCCCATTTAGTTTCGAAGACATGCCAGAGCCCTTAGCTAAACCAACCTCAACCAAAATTTTATAGTCTAAGTCGTCCAAAGCTCCGAAAGAGCCATCGGTATCCGTGCCGCCGGATTTGCCAGGAACTGTGTCTGTTTTCATGGCTAGGTCTGTGTACCTATAGTGAAGTCTGTCTTTTTCAATATACATATTACCCATGCCCCCAAATCTGGGTTTTAAAAGTGTCTCCATACTGTCAGCATAAATAACCAAGGTTGCTGAGACACTTCTAGTCCTTAAAAGCGGGTTAGTCCCGTCGAGAGTGAAATTAAAGCTCTTTATACCGGAACCGTACCCTCTCTTTGAGCCATTTTTTAAAAGCTCTTCTAATTCTTGACCCGAAATGCCGCTGGTTGGAAATACTATTTCTACTGCTTCTTCCCGGCCGTCTTCGTGAAAAACTTTAAATAACCTAATCTTGGTAGCTAATTTAGATATATCGGCAGTTGTAGAATCTAAGTATCTTTGATATCCGGGCCATGCAGTCATATAATTTAAAAATGAATGAGGTTCTCCGTAACATTGAATTGCTGCATTTTCAAGCTTAGTCAGGAATATCGCATCCTTTGCTTTTTTGTTCTCTGGGACATGGTAGGCGTAAGGTAAAGGCTTTTTCAGCGCTTTAAGTGTAGAAAGTGTGTTCAAGTCTTCGTCTTGTTCATCTATTAAGGCAGGATCTAATTTTTCATTTCGAGCATTGATCAAATTTGCCATCTGCATTAATACAAAAGTGTGATCGGTGAACCCTCTAAGAGTTGACCGGTTGCGTGTGGCGGTGACTGTTAGAGTTTCATCTGGCGGAGACTCTTCGCCCTTCGTAGCATCTGTCGCAGCTCTTGATTCTTCTGCGGGGTCTGAGCTTACGGAGCCTCCGGTGGAGGGATCTGGTGCTTCGTAACCGGGTGGAAGATCTGGGCCGGCCATGCCATCGGCCTCGCGTTCGGCATCGGCGTCGGCATTTTCCTCCGCTAGCATAGCAGCTATTCTCTCATCGGCCCGGGCTTGCTGCTCCGGAGTCAGGCCGGCCGGAGTGCTCACCCTCCGCTTTGGCGCAGCGGCTGTTCCTGCTGTGGGAGTTTCCGGTGGCGGTGGCAGCGGTGGCCCAAGAAGTCTGCCCGGCTGGGTAGCGTCAAGCAATTCACCGCCGGCGCCAATGGCCATCTTGACCGGTGCCGGCACGAAGGCATAGTACGCGAGGGTTGAAAAGATGGAACCGCCTTCGTCGCTCATTAGTAGTCCATATCCAATACTTCGAGTACTGTGCTTAGATTAATTGGAATCTGTAGAATATCACCAAATTTAAGGTTGGCTTCGGTAGGTACTGAATTATACCAAGCAATGACCCACCAAAAAGAGGGCTCTCCATAATATTGATCTGCCAATTTATACAATCTATCCCCGTAACTCCAAATATGCTTATCGGCAATAATCCTAGTCCGATCAGCGACTTTGGGGTGTCTTAAGATAGGTGTCTCGTAATGACTAACGATCCTGATCTTTCTTTTTTCCCTCAGAAACTTATAGTACTCAGAACTATTGTTAAACTTTTTTGTTCCCCTATACCTTCCCATGCTTGCCTCCTTTGTTTACTCTACTCATCGGTTTTTTCTCCCCCCAAGAAGATCAAAAAAAGCATCACTTTGCGCCAATCTTTGATCATCAGAGGCTTGGTTTCTTTCTTCTTGGGCAATTCTTGTTTCAATATCGGCCGGCCGTTGATCATTTCCAACTTGTGTCATATCGCCTCCAGAGGACAGCGTTACTTTGTGAGGAAAGGAGCGAGCTAATGGTTGTTTAGAAGTTGAATCCCAGCCAATTGTTTCTTCATGTATTACATCAAATGACAAACTCACGCTTACAGATTGCGGAAGTACTGTATTTGGCGCTTTTTCAAAAATTTGAATCTTAGAAAAATCAGATTTATAGTTAATGTTCCCTATTGCAGCCAAAACACCATTTTCTGGTAATGGGGAGGTTCTATATGCTTCTAAAGTTTCACGAGGCGACAACAATCCGAGGTGGCGTTCATGATTTTGTAACTGTTCTTCGACCGTGTCACCTCCGAGTTCGTTGATGGTTCTTTCATTGGTAAGGAGGTTCATCATCTTGACGCGGACCAGAGGTGCTTGTCCTATGATTTTACCCGTGGATTCTTCATTGGGTATGTATGTCGGGTAAAGCATTTGCACTAATTTGGAGACTCTTCCCATATTTTCATAAGCTTCTCCCATCGACGCTGCTGGCACATCGAAGGCAAGAGTAACTTTCCTAGTTGTTCCCGTGTAGGTTTGAATTGGATCTGTGCGTCCGTAAACCGAGGTTGGCGTCCAGCTTGCATTAAAAGCTTCGCTATAATCTTTTATGAAAGCTTTGAAGAAAACCGTTCTTTGAGTAGCTAAATGCTGAAAAGAAATTACATATTGGCCATAGTTGGCATACGCATCAGTCATATCTACATAGGTGTCTTGTACTACGCCCCTATCTCGACCATATTTCGATACACCAAAATAATTGGTATCGTCGCCATCGTCACTTTTCGACATATGTATTACCTCCTTTTATTAGTTTCCGTCTAGCCGTCTAGCACAGCGCCGCGGCCAACGCCACCTAAATTTGTTCGGGTTGCGCGACCAATACGACTATCCAACTTCTCACCATCAATATGCACATCAACTGCAAGCTGCATTTCCGCAGCACCTTTTTGAAGTGCCGGTGCGAGTGTCTCAGCCCATGCATCGGCGCCGGTAGTTTCCAGATAGCCAGTAATTGAAGAAAACATGTCTCCAGCCTGCTTGGTAAGCGGTGCCATGGCTGTGAGTACTCCATCCATCTTCTTGGTCATTTTCATAACACCCTTGTTGGCGTCAAATCTGGCCCGGGCGTCCTGTGCTGCAACTTGAGCGTTCATATAATCTTGCTGGCGCATTGTCTTGCGCAATGCAAAACCTTGATCCTGTTCAATTTGTGTGCGACTGCGCCCTTGGCTTTGAGTGTTAAGTCCCAGCGAGTCGGATAGCATATCACTCATGCCGGCGAGGCCTCTATCAAATATATTACCGCCGGCGTCACCAAAACTCAATTCCTTCTTTACCATTCCTTTAGCGCTGTTCGCGATAATCGCAAAAAATTTCTCAAAGTAAAAGATACCTTCTCTTTCAAGATAATCAAATAATGGCCCCAAAAAGTCTCTTTTTATGAATTGAAATGCTTGTACCGCATATCCCTTCATTACTCCAAAAACCGAAGTGAAGAAATCAGCATCGATGTGCCACTCTTTTCTAAGGTCATTCATTCGGGTAAATACAGTACTAAATAATTGTCCAATCGCGGCGATCGGCCCATCTGTCTGGAAAGTATTCCAGATATCTGTCAAATCTTTTCGAATCAAATATAAGACACCTCCTGTCATGAGGGCCAAAACTCCTTTTACAGAGAACAAGTTACTCAACACTGTGCCGGTGAAGCCTGCTATTCCTTTAAAGATCTCATAACCCTTCTGTACACCGTCGATACCAGCCAAATTATATAATAGACCAACAGCACCGACTAATTCTGTGTTGTTCTTGACGAAAGACTCTGTTTTAGTAATAAGTTCTGCGTTGTATTTTTCAAATATACCAATTAGAGGCGTCATTCCTTGGAACATCGCCCTAGTTGCTTCTTGAATCTGTTGCACTGGTCTTTGAAACGAGCCCATTATTCCGTCGACAACTGAATCAAAACCCTTAAGGCCGAAAGCCTCTTTGGACATTTGTTCAAAACTATAACTTGCGTTTTCAACTTGGCCAGTAAGTTCTTCAACATCTCCAGATAGCATTTTCATGAAGTCAGAAACGCCAAGACCTAAAGTGGCCGCTAAAGACTTTTTAAGGTAATAATTATTTGAGTCCGCCAGGGATTCTACCGAGTGGCCGGCTTCAAATACAGCATCTCGGATCATTTCAAATCGTCTTGCAGGATCGACTTCCTGAACCATGCTAAGCGAGTCTAGGAAATTACCGCCTAAGACCGCATTAAGACCTTGGACAGCAGATGCAGCGCCTTCAAAAGTGTCAAATTTCTCAACCAATCCCAAAATGGTATTCATTTCAACGCCAGTTGCTTTTGATTGTGCCGCTAACTCTTTAAAACTATCAGGACCTGTTCTACCAAGAGCGGCTATCATGTTTTCGGCTGAAGCAAAGTCCCTGGTAAGATTTTCAATCGGGACTTCTAGGGCCATCGCTGTCCCTCTCATATCAAGTAGTAGTTGTTCAGATTCGCCAAGAGAATAACCCAGCGTTCTTGTGCTAGATTCCATAATCTGTGCTGAAGCTTGGACAGATACACCCAATTCCGCCATCATGGCGGTGGTACGGCCGATTTCTAGCTGTTGTGCTTCGTTTAGTTGGGTAAACCCAGTGAATCCCGATTGCAAGCCTGAGACGGCAGCAAGGGCCTCCTGGGACGAGACTCCATACAGTCGTAATCGATCTGTCAGCATACCGATATTTCCAGCTAATTGAGCACTGGCGCCCGTTGTGGCTCGAAACTGAACTGTCAGCGTATCGAGTGTTTTGGCTTCATCAAAGACACCCTTGACAAGCTCGCCAAATTTAACAATTATTTTGTCTGCTGTATTGGCCAGCAAAGAAAGTGCGCCGCTAAGGCCTTGGGTAGAGAGGGTCAGCAGGTCTGTTTCGTCTCTCTGGTCGTTTAGTGCATTTCGAGCTTTTCTAGTTAAACTTTCAACTTCTTTTTGTTTTCTATTATAGGCGCCAGTGCCTTTCTCCAGCATGTCAAGCTCGGTTCGAGCAAGTTTTAACTCTTTTGTGTAAGCCTCAAGATCGGCAGCATTAACGCCGCCCTTACCAGCACTAGCCGCGTTTTGATCGCGGATCTGTCCCAAGATTGCTTTAATGTCCTGTAATTCGTCTTCTGCAGCCATGCGTAATAAACCCTATAAATTAAATAGTTAAGATAAACTTTTTATAATTATTTAATCCCCTAAACCGGGCGGTCGACGGGGCTGATTATTGTTACTTAGAGTTTTTGTATTACTTGAAGAAGAAGTCTTCATGGCCGCTTTTTCATCTTCCATGTGATTCATGAGTCTGTTCACAAACCAATCTCTAAGACCAATCGGAAGATTATAGGCTTCGGTGAAAGACCAGCCGCCAAAATGCTTAAGAAAGAAAAATTGTTCATAAACATTTTCCATGTACTCACTGTTCAGGCCAAAAAAAGTCCGCGGAGAGCGGAACCTCCATTTGCTCGGAATGTGAACAGTGTGCGCAGTTGAAGTCAAGTGAGAGTTCAACATTAGGTACAATTGTTTTGTATATTTTTCTTAAAAAAGCTGCATCTGCCGATGGTATATTATGTGAAACATAATCAATTGCTTCTTTCGTGCTATTTCCATTAACTGAACAGATCATGTGGACAAGCTGAGTAGTGACTAACTTCTCTGCGCTTTGTTTCTTATTTTTTTCTAACTGGCCAGTGAGCAGTTTCTCATCTCGGCCGGTTAAGAGCCTCATTTCTACTCTTAACTGCGATTTCGGCAAAACAACCGCATAATTGCCGTTATCCATCACTTGTACGATTTCCGGAAGCGTTTTTGATATGTCGGTAGCTGTTACAACCGATGCTTGGTTTAAATCAAAATTGTGTTTCTGTTCGGTTATACATGCAGGACAGGTAATAGCAGTGTTATAGACATTCCCGTAACCAGAGACCCTGGCAGCTATGACAATTGCGTTTCTATCACCAACTAACAGTGTTTTTGGACTGATTGCTTTGTTCACAATGATGCTTTCTAAAAGTCTTTCTAGAGCTACACCATTTTGCAGCAATGTGACAGAAGTAAGAATATCTTCTTCTTTTGCTGTCATTTGTTTAATTTCTATTGTTGTCTCATTAAACAATGGATGTTCAGAAGAGTAGTGTCTACCCTCCGATGGGAGTTTTACAAACTCGGTTGGGGCAACAAATGAAAAGACATTTGAATCATATGCCGCCACCGGTGGACTCGCAGCTTCGGGAGTTGTGTCTCCTGCGCCGAGTCGATCTTTATTTCGTGACAATGTTCACCTCTATTTAATTATTTTATCTCGATATATCGAAGAATTTAGTATCGGGATCCACGATAGCGGAACCTTCTGTCGCGGTGTTAAGTTCTGCCCAATCATAGCGCAGCTTAAGCTTAATCTCGGTTAATTCATCGTTGCCATAAGCTAAAGTACCACCGAAGTCGATTTCTTGAGCGAATGCGTTCCAAAGTGTCCATTCTTCAACCATGACTCCTTCAGCATCGACTTGAGTTATTTTAACTTGCCCAAGAGCGCCAACGGATTTTTGTTTTGACATACTAGTTAATTTTCCTGCATCGGGAGTGTCTGGGAGGTTATACCCAGCGCCACTTACAATACCTGCAAGAGTAGCAACAACATCAGGATCGCCGCCGGGGTCAACCATGGTAATTTCGATGGGATTCCAGCTAACCTTACCGGGATAATAATAAGTATGGTTTAAATACTCATGAGTAGCCTCCGCTAATGTAAATGTTGGCTTGTTGACTTGTTTTGCGTACCAAATCATCGCACCACCGTTTTCAGTGGAAATTCCCTGAATGTTGATATAAAATCTAAAATTTCTTTTTGGATCCTTGAGCAGTTCCTCAGTGTTTCCAAAATTTGTTGACCAAAATGGCATTGTATGTTTTCTCCCTTTAATTTAACTAGTTGGTTGGTATTTTTAGTCGTCAAATGATGCGCCAGTATTAGCAATAATGAAGTCAATTGCGATGAATTCGATTGCTCTTGCTGGTTTAATCATAATCTTAGCGTAAAGAATGTTTTGATCAATAAGATCGGGGGTTGTGGTAGTCTCGTCCAGAACAAGTCTGTACTCCGAAATACCGTATCTGGTCTTGACATTTGCCAAGAATGGTTCAATAAGACCTTTGAATCTGTCCCAAGTTGCTTGAACATTTTGTTCAAAAAGTACTTGAGTTGAAAGGACCGAGATTTGCTTCTTAAGAAAGATAACCAATCTACGAACATTAATTCTGTCGAGAGCCGAAGGTCTCATTTGAAGCGTTTTCTGTCCGAATACTACGATTCCGCTGGATGGGAACGAAGCAATTGGGTTAATCTTACCGTCATATAACATATCGCGCTCTTTCGAAGAAAGTCGCGAGGCAACATTCAGGATTGGAATCCCTGCCGCGCCGTCAGAAAGACCTCCGCGGTTAAAGCCGGCTGGAGCGAACCATACATCAGCTTTTGCTTGTGAGCTGGCTAAAACGCCCATCATGGCGACGGAGGGGGGTACCCAAAGTGTTTGGCCGGTATTTGCATCACGAGTTTGGACCCATGGATAGAAAGTACAAGCATACGAGGTATCAACCCTTCTATTTCTTAATGCAGTGACTGTCCCTCTGACATCTCTGTTTGCCCTTGCGGTCGCGTCTACATAGTCCTCACTAAACGGAGTGTAGACATTGGGTAAGTCAATGATTGCCATGGCGTCACGACGATCTTCACACAATTGCATTTGATAGTTAGTGAGACTTTCATTGGTGAGACCCGGTACTGCAAGAACATTAAAGTCTAATAATTCTGGGTCTGAAACCATTTCCAATGATTGCTTATATGTTTGGAAAATATAGCTATTCTTAACATTGCTGGCGCCAGTCATGCCTTTCTGGAACACAGGATCTGGCTTTGTGATATCAAAGCCGTCAAACCCTCCGAAGAACGGAGCGGTAAAGGAATCATAACCAAAATCAAGCAGAGTACGATAATCGTTGCTTGCTGTAGCGGTTAGACTCTGGCCTTGGGCGCGTGAACCAGATCTGTAGGCGAAGCCTCTAAGGCCAGACTTAACAGAACCGGACATAACATCGTCCAAGGTCATGATGTATCCAAAACCGTGATACCCGCCGTTAGCCTTCGCAGCACCCTTTCCGCTGGGGTCATCTGCCTGTTCAGCGTCAAGCATTCTGTGCATGTCTCCTAAGCCTACTGCAGGAGCATTAGATGTTGCAGTACGAGTTGACCTCATACCAAAATTAACTCTTGTGGGGTCGGTTAAGCCTGAATCTGCAACATTTTTAACAAGAGGTGCTGACGGGAATGTGAGAGTTGCTCTCATGTTGCCATCGATACCACCAGTTAATGCTCGGATACTGGAATCAACTCCGCCGTAGAGGTTAGCCGCCGGTCCGGTGATAATGATACCTTCAAACTGAGGTCCAGTATTCTTCCAGCAGTTAGCCGGGGCATTCGACGAGCTTACCTGAACTGAGGCATATTTAGGTGGTCCGTAATACCCGAAAGGAACACATGCTGGGTTTGAAGCACCAGCTGCAACATCATCGTTAAGTTCGACATACACATATTTAGATTCGTTATCGTAGTCTCCGTACTTGCGTAGTCTTGTGTTGATTTCGTCCCATTTGTAGTATGTATCACCGATGACTTTCGAAATGAAATTTGGCGATGTAGGATCAAGATTCAAATTATCAAATCTTTCTAATACTTGAGGGTTGGCATCTGTATCTTGTATAGCGCGTAGGACAACTGAGAATGAGCCGTATTCTTGATCTAAACTAACAGGGGCACGAATTCTTTCAATAGTGACCTTTGCGTTTTTGTGTAGCCATTCTCCGTGGCCGCGGCCTTTCAAGCGGAACAGCTTTTGCGTCGTATACGGTGCAAAGCCGTCATTCGGGCCGAAGTCTTGTGCGCAAAACCAGCCGGCTTTGGCTTCTTGAGAGCTAATGCCTTTCATTTTGCTAGGACCTTGTGTAGGTGTGACAGAAGCAGTACCAAGAGGGAGCATAATCCCGACCATGTTACCGCCTAGGCTAGTGACATTATCTCTAAGATATTGTTCGTATGATTCTCCAAGCCAATAATTTTTCTTAGCTGATCCTGGGTAGAAGTTTCCTGAAGATATTAAAGTAGGGTTTGTGTTCATGCGCTTACGAATAAAGTTTCCGCTTGAATCGTCAAAACTAACTTGTACTTCTTCTGTACCGCCGGCGCGAAGGAATTTGATCTTGAATTGACCGGAGGCATCCGAATCAATAAAAGCACACAAAGAAGCGGTTAATAGGGTTGGTGCACCGACAGATGCATGGCCTTGGTTTCCATGTAGCGCGCCACTAAGAAGTGGGACGCCGCCGTCAGAATATATAATCGCACCTAAGTGGAACGATCCAGTTTCAGATGACTTTTCGGCCGCGCCGATGTCTGTAGTTATAGAAGAAGATGCTTGAACAAAGAGACCGTAAGCACCTCCGCCAATACCCCCTGCACCAGCAGATGGATTCGCCGTGGTTTGCCAGCCGGCTCTTGCTGAAATTGTTCCATCCTGATTGACTGATTGTTGACCAAGTAACCTGATATAAGTTATCGGCGCAACTTGTGCGTCCAAAAAGGCTCTAGCAGCATATGTGCCGTACATCGGTGATTGGTTGTTTCCATTACGGTACACATCACCACCGCCTTTACCCGGTACTGTGTCGCCGAACGCGGCAACAAAGTCTTGATAATTCTCAACCCTCGTGGGTGTCATGGCCAAGCCCTTTTGTGAGCGGCCAATAATTACTGGTCCAATAGTAGTCGGAGCATCTGCACGAAACGACTTATCGATTTCGTTAATAAAAATCCCCGGAGATACGAACTTAAAGTTTTTAATTGACATTTAGCAAATTCCTCTCTGTTGTTATAATGTTATATATTATAAGCTAATCAACAGTAAATAGTAGACCCATTTTCAAAAGTCGCCTGATATAAGAAGAAATTAACCGGTTTCAGGAACTAATCACCAAAAAAGTCAGTTTCTCCCGGAAGTGGTACACTTTCCCTAGGAAATGTCAGCTCGACGATGTTCTCATCGATTCTCACAATCTTACGATCATCGTTGTCGCCTTCTCCGATTAAGTAGCCTAATACCTTTATCTTAATGTCAGAATTAAACATACGCATGTCCTCTCCCAGATTGGCGACATTATCACCTGCTGTAAAGCTTTGTTCTATAAACGCTTCGTACAAGTGTCCATTCCTTTTCATAACGAATGAGTTGATCTGCCCCGTTCTGGTAATGAACGGCGCAAGTAGTTCATTCATCTGTTGTTGGTATTCAGTTTTAATACTAATTTTATAATCTACATTAATGTATACTGGGATTGGGATAGACAGTGACTGGATTACCACTTTTTTGTTTATTCTCGGGAAGTTTTGTTGTAATTTCGCGTCTGTGTTTGTTCTGGTGCCTCCGGCAACAGCAAAATTTCTTGTCTTATCAGGAACTATCCTTCGGGCGATTGTAACACGGCCGGCACGACCGTCACCCTTGTCTGAGTAGATGTGAGCCTGATATGCGCCTTTTCTGTTGGGATCTTTTGTTATACCTGTCCTCTGAACACTGATTAAAGGAAGTTTCAAGGCACCTGTTTCGTCTCTCAGCTCTTTGTCGTTTTTAATCTGATATGCTCTTTCTGGCACCTGCCACAATATATCTACTTTCTTCCGGCCTTCGTTTGTGGTTGCAAAAAGCCTTAAATCGGTCTTGAGCCAAGAAGTCATAGCATAATCGATGTCTTCAATCGTCGATTCAAGCATACCAATCTCACGAAGAGATATCGAACCAGTTCTTGGTAAACTTGGTAATTGTGTAAAATTAAAATTATTAGGAAGCATCGAAAAGACCCTTTCTTGCCTTCTTCGCTGTCGCGATTATTTCAAAAGTTTGATCCGCTTGGCCAAACAACTTGCGCGGGGTAGAAAGCTTAGTAAGTTCATAGTAATTATCGCCATATAATATAAAGTCACCTTCTCGTACAAACAAGTTTTGATCCTCGTTTAATCTTCTTTTGTGAAATTTGACGGTAATGATTGAGTCAGCATCAATACCCATACCTTCCATATACTTGGTGGATTCTTGATCATAGGCAACCAAAGCGTACACTCTAACTGGCGACAAGAATGTCTTCTCGATAGCTTCTCCGTATAAATCGTGGAATTGTGTTCTTTCAAGATCAATTGAATAGTATAAGATAGCTTGGCCGACGACCTTTTCGATAAGCTCATCATTTACCTGTTTTACAAGGTCTCGTTCTTTCTTACCAAGAAAAAGCGGTGGTGGGGGCTGATCTGGTCTCTTCCATTCTTCTGACATCTATCAATTATCCTACAAAAATTGGTATTGGGGAGAATGCGTAGGTTTTCGCTGTCGCATCTGCCTTTTCAGCGTCGATTTTAACGAGTTCTTTGTACTCAGTCGAAGCAAGTAACTCATTTAACTTGGCTTTTAAGTCATCTTGTTCGGATTTAGCCTGAGAAAGCAACTCACTGTGATTTAAGGTTACGCTTTCTCCCGGAATCGGAATGGTGGTAAACTTTCCTCGAATCTGCCCAAGCATTTCTTTACACAGGGCTAGTGCATACTTCCTGATCCACTGTTTACCCATAGAATTGATGTTTTTATACGGAATATTCTCGTATGGCAATGTGTTTACATTATTGACTCCGAGTGTTCCGTCGTCATAACCCGCAAGATCCTCGGTGGAGTCTTCTTTTATATAAAAATTAAACCACAAGCGATCGAAGCCGGAACCAAAGTCCATTCTCGAAGGATAAAGTCTCAATTTGTTGTTCTTGATCTCGTAAGAAAAGTGAGAAGTGCGAGTAAAGATAGAATCTTCATACATAATCGCCTGCATCTTATTCTGCCATGTTGGAATTAGCTCAAATGTTGAATCATCAGCGAATTGTCCATAAGTGTTCAGGTTCCCAACAACATTAATTCCCCCATAGTACCCGAAAAAGCGCCACATTGCTCTCGGGCTCTTATAATAGACTCTTGTTACAAATATTCTTTTGCCGTCGACGGAGCCAGAAAAAGGCACCGCGTTATTCCCATCGTCCACACCTGCGGCGCTAGCACTATTAATTATATATTGTAAATCATAATCTTGCTGGTTATCGGCAGGCTTGAAAGAGCCAGAGTATATTGTTCTAGTACCACCATAGCCAGTTTGTGATATGAGGCCATCCCCGACTCTCTGAGCATAACTGGCTTGGAACCTAGGAACTCTAAGATTGGAGCCCGTAGGGCGTACTGAACCGATTAACTCACCTTTGTGGTTAAAGGTACCAGTCACATCTCCAATCGAGTCACCTAAAGCATTTTTACTTTGGTGTAAATTAACAATATATGAGTACTCTAAAACTGCTTCTTCATAAGCAGAATAAACATTCGCCGGAGTTAACTCAATATCGACGACATCGCCCCCAAGTTTTTTATAAACATATCCGACTTGGAGAGCGGCGCCGGAAATAAAGTTTGCTGAACCGGTGTAGATCCCAAATGGAACCGCGATAGCCACATCGGCTGTATCGCCTGTGGATGTAAGTATGACTGCGCTCGTAGTCGACTTGGGTTTAAGGTTTGTTGGCATTAATAGTCCCTCTATAAACTAAGTAGTAAAATCCACAACAAAACCCCCTGCGAATACAGGGGGCTTATTAATATCAAATATAATTTGCTACTAAGTGTTAGTCTTTCTTTGATTTTGAAGGCTTTTTAGTTGCTGCTTTGGGGCTTGCGCTCTTGGGTGCTGCTTTAGGGGCTGCTTTAGGTGCTGCTTTGGGAGCAGGCGCCTTGGGGGCAGCTTTTGGAGCAGGAGCAGGGGCTTTAGCCTTTTGAGCAGCTATTCTTCTAGCTTTACCGGGCATGGTGATTTCTCCTTTTAAATAAATAGTTTATAATAAGTAAAAAGCCCCCATCTCTGGGGGCTTAAAAGTTTTGTAATCAACAGATTACAGATCGTCAGGTTCAATGTGACCAGTTATTCTGACAAGAAGCTTGCCAGCGGTAATTTGGTTTGGTATTCCACCAGTCATGTTGGGAACAACAATCCCTGAAGCTTTTTCAGGATCATCCGTAAGGAAGTTGTTATTATTGCTGTTCAGCGCAACGGTCGAGACCGTAACTAATACTGTAGAATCGGTTCTCACAGCAGTAAAGTTAGAATTGTTGTCAACTCCAAGTTTAATGCCTTCTGCCAACTCTGCTGTCGTTGTGACAGAACCAATATTGAATTTATTAGCTGCCGGTGAACCGCCGAAAGCAGTTCCGGAATCAGCGACAAATGGTACTCGTGTGCCAGCGTGCGTGTCAAGAAAAATTGTTGTCACGGCACTTGTAACATTACCAACCGTTGCAGAACTACAATCGATTGTACAGCTAGCCTTTGCAGTTGTAACATCACCTGCGGTAATGTACAGATACTTATCCAACAAACCGTTCGCACTAACTGATGTATCAATTTGTGTCGTTGTGTGCTTCCCAAGTGCTGTGCCGGCAGATGCAAAGATGTCGGATGCCAGTGCAGTATCGTTGGATGCGTCAGACCCAAGGTAACCATCACCGTCACCAAACATAAGATCGTAATCCTTTAAAGTACCATCGGTGCATTGCTCAAGGTTAATTGTTTCCACTTGTGTAACAACACCAAAAACAGCTTTCGTCAACTGGCAAAGATAACTAACATTTGTGGTATTAGTACCGATTGGATCTGCTGCGGCCAGTGCTTGACTGAACAGCGTGTTCTTTGTACTAGCGAGGTCCAACACCAAATCGGTAATAACCATTTGTCCTATTCGGAACTGGCTAGCCTCTACAATATTGTCAGACATCACCAAAGGTGATGGTGACACATCTTTTTTCAAACCTGCCTTATTTATCGCGGCAACTCTTGCTCTAGATTTTCTTCTAACTCCCATTTTGTTTTCCTCCTTGTTTATAAGTGTTAAGTTTCATCCTAGAGATCATCCGGTACAGCAAAGCCGTAAATGTAGATGGTAAGCTTACCTGCGGTCATCGCAGCGCTACTAGAGCCAGAACCATTGCAGATGTAAAGGTACATACCTGCACCACCGGTTCCGCCGGCGACATCTGCATCGTTAGTATAGCTTGCATCCACACCAATAGCGTTCAAGGTGTCGACAACGGTGGTACCCGGCGAACCGCCTTGGTTCACGATCGCGGCGCTCATTTCGAGGTCAAGAACAGTGTTTCCGCCGGCTGGTACTTCGGTCATGACTGCCCGGATCTCAGTAACGACACCGACTTTGTCCCGAGAGAGTCGACCCAATTGGGATGCTGCGCCAGATTTACCAACGACTTGTGTGTCGCCACCGCCGCCGAGGATGAGTCCTGCTGACGCTGCTGCTCCGAGGTCTACAACGATCTCAGTGATAAGCTCTTGGCCCAATCTGTGTTGAGTGGTTCGAGCAATTGTGTCTTTAATACCTACGCCGGCACCCAAATCAATCTCTTGTCCTTCTTTTTCAATTCCGTAAAGCCTTTTACGGCCTAATCTTCTGTTTCCCATAATTTAATTTCTCCTTTTTATTATGTTATTGCAATAACCCGCCTCATTCAATGATTGTACTCCAGCCACTTCGGAGTACTCTCTTTCTAGGGCAGTGGCCTCGCCCAAGGAGAATAATACAAGTTACAGTAAATAGTTTGCCCAAATGCAAAATCTCAAAAAACTAGGGCCGAAAAAATTTGGCAGATCAACATTTTGAGATTTTAACTTCCAAAACAAAAACCCCCCTGAAAACAGGGGGGTTATGTTTAGTGTACAGTTCGCTAACTTATCAAGTAGCGCCTTGCTCACCCAAGAGTCCGCGGACGATAACAAGACCGTACATATCAGGACGCACCATTTTCTTGGCATAACGCGTCATGACTCCCTTACGGGGTACGAAGTCTTCTGGTCCGAAGATCGTAGGTGTGGTTTGCAGTGGTACATATGGGGCGTACACATATCCGCTTTCAAGGAAAGAAGATCCGCGACGACCGATAAGAAGAACATTGCGAAGGAAGTAAGGGTCAACAATGACATCAAACTTCTTGCTCAATGAACCAACCTGAACCGCACCGATGGAACCGGTCTCATCGTCAGCAGTGACGGAAGCACGGAATCCAGCAGTAAACTCAAGGATGTTGGCAACTTCTGGCGAACAAACGACGAAGTTAGCACCACCACGAAGAGTCTTGCGGTGAATTTGAGCAGAAACATCGTTGATAGTTTCAACGAGAGTTTCGTACCACTCGCTAACAGTACCGGTGAAGTCGGGAGCAGCAGAAGCCGCACCAAGTTCAGCACCAGTTACACGGTTAACGAAGAGACCAGGAGCACGCGACCAGTAGTAGGTAGCGGCTGTAGCCTCGTTTACAAGGTCAGCAAGGATCTCGCGATCGATTTCCAAAGCAACTTGCTCCGAAAGGATGCTAGTTAACTCAACCTCTGCATCAAGGTTGTGGTAAGCGTTAAGGTCTTGACCTAACTCTGGAGACCACTTAGCCTTGAGCTTCTTGGTTTGAGCGGTAACAGCAATCGAGTCGACTTTGATGTCGATCTCTGGGATGTTATCGTTCGCTTCAAGAGGGAACAAGGTATCGCCGGCTCCACCAACAGCACCCACAGCACCAGCAGCACCAAGCTTATCAGCGACGGGGAAAGTCATTTTGCCAGTGGCAAGATCAGTGGTTGTTTTGCTAGTGTCGGCTGCAGTTACACTTTGATCGACAACTACAAAACGAAGTGCGATCGATGAGGTAGCAGACTCAGTTGCGGAAACTTGTCTGGTCAAACGACGAACAACTTTGTTGTTGTTTGTGGTCAAAGCATCACAGATGGCATTCATTGCTGTTGCATCGAGATCGAAGGCACTAAGGTTCAACAAATCTGGAGAACCGAGAGTAGTTACAATCGCAGCCGTTTCAATGTCAACGACAACCGCTCCAAGCGTACCTGCTGTGTCTGCCAAGAGATCGGCATCATACTCGATAAGCTTTGAGTTTGCTTCAGTTACAGAACCATTCAAAATGAATGAGGACTTAACCTGAATGTTTGCATCAACAACCGCAGAAGTGTTGCTACCCGTTGGCGATGCGTATGCATAACCGCGAGCAGAATTACGAGGACCGGAAAGGTCTTCCTTATCTTCGGTGCCGACAAGGTCAACACCACCAGTGATTTGGGAACCAACCTGATCAGTACCATAAATGGACTTATCAACTGTGTTTCCAAAACGGCTACCAGTAGCGGCACCCGTACCAATGGTATCCCCGAATGTGAAATCGAGGAAGAAAATGAGACCCGAGGGTAAGCTCATTGGTTGGACAGAAACAAGATCGTTTGCGATCAAGCCTGCAAATACACGACGGACGATGGGGAACGCGACGGCCGCAAAGCCCTCAACATTTCCACCGCCGAGAGTAGAACTCTCGCGCAGTAGTTCTTTTGCTTGGTTTTCAAGCAAGCGTGCCATGGAATCTCTCTCGCGAGATCCTGTAAGACCTTCGAGCAGACCCGTCTTTTCCCATTTATTGAGAAGAGCAGAACCTTCAGCACGCATATCACGATTGACAACTCCTTCGGTCAATCTTTCGATAATACTAGACATTTAAATCACCTC